TCTAGAGTATATAGCAAGACCACAGACCGCTGAGATATTCTTTGAGGATATGCTTATGGCCCTTGTGTTTTACGGGATGCCTATACTAGCAGAGAACAATAAACCAAGACTATTGTACTATCTACGCCGAAGAGGCTATAGAGGTTACAGCATGAACAGACCAGATAAGGTTTGGAAAAAGCTATCAGTTGCCGAAAAAGAGGTGGGTGGTATACCAAACTCAAGCGAAGATATTAAACAAGCCCATGCCTCAGCGATTGAGATGTACATACAAGAGCATGTAGGTCATCTAGGCGAAGGCAACTACGGGACAGTATACTTTAACGAGTTACTAAACGACTGGGCTAGGTTTGATATAAACAAGAGAACAAAGCATGATGCATCTATAAGTTCTGGTTTGGCCATTATGGCCTGCAACAGACACCTGTATACGCCTAACGCTAAAATAGAAATACAACCCTTGGATTTGACTATAGCAAAATATAACAATAAGGGATCTAACTCCCAGATAATTAAATAAGCATGGCTATTTATGATAACTTTCCTTCTCAAGCGGTCCCTGACCTAGAGAAAATAAGCCATGAATATGGGCTTAAGGTAGCTAGAGCTATAGAGCAAGAGTGGTTTAGAGATTCACACAACAATAGGTTTTCGCATACTCAAGGTAAGTACCACAACCTAAGGCTGTATGCCCGAGGCGAACAGTCGATCCAAAAATATAAAGACGAATTATCTATAAATGGCGATTTATCTTATCTTAACTTAGACTGGAAACCAGTACCTATTATACCGAAGTTTGTGGATATAGTGGTTAACGGCATGTCTGAGAGAATGTTTAATGTTAAGGCAAATTCTCAAGATCAATACGGTGTTAGTAAGAGAACTGAGTACATGGAGTCTGTTATCCGTGACATGGAGAGCAAGGATTTCAACGACCAAGCAGCCTCGCTACTTAGCGTAGATTTATACGAAACAGACCCCAGCCAATTACCAGATACAAAAGAAGAGTTAGATCTACACATGCAGCTCACATACAAGCAAGCTGTAGAGATAGCAGAGGAACAAGCTATTGATGTGTTACTTAAAGGTAGCAACTATGATCTAATACGCCGTAGGATGCTTTATGATCTGACTGTGCTAGGTATTGGTTGCGTTAAAACTAATTTTAACTGGAGCGAAGGGGCTAAAGTAGAGTACGTTGACCCAGCGAATATTGTGTACTCGCACACAGAGTCTCCTTACTTTGATGACATATACTATATTGGTGAGGTGAAGACTATACCAATTAACGAACTAGCTAGGGAGTTTGAAAACCTTACAGAAGCAGACTTAGAGGGTATACAAAAAAGGTCTAGCAGTAGGTATATTGACTCTAGGCGAGCTCAGTCGTACGACCACAACCAGGTTCAGATTTTATACTTCAACTACAAGACCTACACTAACAACGTTCACAAAGTTAAAGAAACTGGCATGGGTGGGCAGAAAGCAATCGAGAAAACCGATGCTTTTAATCCTCCTAAAAACATGGAGGGTGATTACGGAAAACTACAAAGATCAGTTGAGTGCTTGTTTGAAGGCGCTATGATCCTTGGTACAGACAAACTTCTAAAATGGAAGAAAGCGGAGAACATGATGCGGGAAAAATCCGACTTTAATAAAGTTAAGATGAACTACGCTTTAGTTGCCCCAAGAATGTACGAAGGCAGAATAGAGTCTATAGTTAGTAGAATCACTGGTTTTGCTGATACAATTCAGTTAACGCACCTTAAATTACAGCAGGTTTTATCTCGCATGGTACCCGATGGAGTATACCTTGACGCGGATGGACTTGCTGAAATAGACTTAGGCAACGGAACTAACTACAACCCGCAAGAGGCTTTAAATATGTTCTTCCAAACGGGTTCGGTTATAGGTAGATCACTTAACAGTGACGGAGATCAAAACCCAGGTAAGATCCCTATTCAACAAATATCAAATGGAGCTGGGCAGAACAAAATGGGTAATTTAATCCAGACATACAACTATTATCTTCAGATGATACGCGATGTGACAGGATTGAATGAGGCCAGGGATGGTAGTATGCCAGACCCAAAATCGCTAGTAGGTGTTCAAAAGCTTGCCGCTGCAAATTCCAACGTGGCTACTAGACATATTTTGTTAGGGTCGATGTTCTTGACAACTCAGATCGCCGAGGCTTTATCTCTACGTATATCAGATATATTAGAGTATTCGCCCACGGCTGACGCTTTTGTTCAAGCTATTGGGGCACACAATGTAGCTACTCTAAAAGAGATGTCTGAATTACACTTGTATGACTTTGGTATATTTATAGAACTAGAGCCCGACGAGGAGGAGAAGCAGATGTTAGAGAACAACATTCAAACGGCTTTGTCTCAGAAGTTAATTGACTTAGATGACGCTATTGATATTAGAGATGTTAGAAATGTAAAACTAGCAAATCAACTGTTAAAAGTTAAACGCAAAAACAAAGCTAAGCGAGATCAGAAACTTGAACAAGAAAATATGCAAGCCCAAGCAAAAGCCAATGCGGAAGCTCAACGCTCCATTGCTGAAATTGAAATGCAAAAAAATCAAGCAAAGGCTCAAAACGATATCCAGCTGGAATCTGTCAAGGGCGAAACAAAGCTCGGCTACCTCCAAGAGGAGGTAAGGCTAAAGAAAGAGCTCATGCAGTTTGAGTTTGATCTTAACACTTCTTTGCGCGACCAAGAAAGACAATCGACTGAGAAAGTAGAGGGAATGAAAGAGGCTGGTAAAGATAAGCGAGAAAATGTTAAAGCAAGTGCTAAAAAGTTTGAGTCTTCAGGTAATGATATACTAGGAGGCGGAATGGGTTTGGATAAATTCACCCCACAGATAGGTAATTAATTATATAATATTTTATTATGGCTAAAGCTAAAAAAGAAGAGGTGACCGAAGAGGTCATCCAACAAACTCCTCAAGTAGAGGTTGTAGAAGAACAAGCCCCAGAGCTTGATATAGAGAAATTTGAAAGTAAAGATGATCCAGACATCGCTAAGGTAGATTTAAGTAAACCAGTAGAAACAGTAGATGAAAACCAAACTGATCTCGAAGAAGCAATTGAAGAGGTTACACAAGAAGAGGTGCTTGATGTCGAAACACCCGCGCTTGAAGAAGTAACAGACGAGGAGCCAGTAACCGAAAAAGAGGTTATTGAAGCTTTAGATGCCAACGAGGAGACTGGTAGGGCTATACCTGAAAATGTTCAGAAGCTAATGGATTTCATGGACGAGACTGGTGGAGATCTTCAGGACTACGTTAACTTAAATAGAAACGTTAAAGACCTAGACAGTCAAGAAGCTTTGCTTGAGTACTACAAAAGAACTAAACCTCATTTAGACTCGGAGGAGATAAACTTCCTTATGGAAGATAACTTCTCATTTGACGAGGACGTAGATGATGAAAGAGATATTAAACGAAAAAAATTGGCCCTCAAAGAGCAAGTTGCCGAGGCCAAGACCTACTTAGACGGGCAAAAGTCTAAATACTATGAAGAGATCAAAGCTGGAAGTAAGCTCACAACTGAGCAGCAGAAGGCGGTAAATTTCTTCGACCGATACAATAAAGAGTCAGAGCAGACGCAGAAAACAGCTCAGAGACAAAAGAATGTATTTAACAAGAAGACCGAGCAGGTCTTCAACGACGGGTTCAAAGGTTTTGAATACAATGTTGCAGGTAAAAAATACAGAGTTAATGTCAATGATGCAGGTTCGGTAAAGCAAGATCAGAGTGATTTAAGTAACTTTGTGGGAAAGTTTCTCAACGAAGACAACACTATGAACGACGCTAAAGGTTACCATAAGGGCTTGTATACAGCTACGCATGCTGACGCAGTTGCTAATCACTTTTACGAACAAGGCAAGGCAGATGCACTGAAAGACAGTGTGGCCAAAGCTAAGAACATAAACACCACTGCTAGATCCACTCAAGGTGAAATGCAAGGTGGTATGAAAGTAAGGGTACTAGGTGATGATTCTGCCTCTTTTAAGTTCAAAATTAAAAACAAAAAATAACAATTAAAACAAAAAATTATGGCTATTACACCAGGACCAAGTTTGAATAGCATACCTGCAGCACAGCAGCAGGCGCTATCTACAAACTATTTGGATCTAAACTCGGCGACGGGTTGGGGACAACAATATTTACCAGATCTTATGG